ACTTACCAGTTTGTTTTACGTCGTCCGTTGCAACGTAATCTTTGTTTAATATAATTTTTGCCATTTTGTCCTCCTACGACTTAGCAGTCCCTTACAGGTATTCTCAGGGTAATTTTTACCTTACTAGCGATTATTAGGCCTAGCAGACGACACTTAATAATCTATATAAATTAGAGCAGGTTGTCAATTTCCTTCTCTATTATATTATATTCCTAAATGTTTAATTTTATTCACTATAATTTTATGTATCTTAACTTATTTTCTTTTATATTATCTTGTGTTATTTCATTTACCTTTCCCATATAATATAATCGTTTTTATCTCGTTTAGGTCTACCGTAGTCGCCTTTCAAATAACTATTATAATACAACTTAATAAAGTTATCCGATAATTGACTATTAAGTACTCCGCCAATTTGAGTAAAGTAAGCCCAAGCCCACTCCTCGTAAGACCACAATAATATATCAGCCTCTTCTATAAAATACCAATTCTGTATTCTAGTAGCCCACTGTTTCTTAGTGTTACCAGTAGAGTTCTCATATTCACTCATCCACCATTTCCAACGTAGTTGCTCTGGATGATTCGATCGACGTGTAGAAGAACGATACCCACCACTGGTCTTATATACTCTTTTATAATAGTGTGTAATTTGTGGTGGAAAAATACCGTTGTCATCACGTTGTAGTAGGTCCTCACCATCTTTGAAATTACTTGCTATTAAAGTATCAAAGATTTTTTTATTAAATTCAGGAGACCTTTTGTTGTAAGTAGATCTTTTACTACCTATATCACTTCTCGGTTTACGTTCTACCGCAGTCATTTCGTGCGTCTTGTTTTTATCAGATCGAACTTTACGACCCGACGGGTGAATACCATGCTTCTCAAGCTCTTCTAACAATTTATTTCTTTTCACTTCGTTCACCTTCTATAATTATCGTCTTTGTTTGTCCACAACATACACACTCTGACGAAATTGACAAACCCATATTTCTCATCTGTGGATACTCGTCAAACAACATCATAACAAAATATTTCAACAGCGTATAGACAGTGGACGTTTCAGGAACTGATAACCCTGGTTTTCGACCTATCTTCGAAGTATGCTGGTGCAACATGCCTATATATTGGTTGCTACCTCCACCTCTGTCTTTGCCCCATACGAATATCTTAGCCGGTATAGACGAGTCAGATCTTGTTAGCCGATAACTAGCACCCACTTTAGTGTCTACATTCTGTAGAGTAAGCGTGGCTTTCTTGCTCGAAAACAACACTTGTTTAACTTCACGTAATTGAGACGTCATTTTGAAGACTCCTTTTTAAATCTCCATTGACTACCCAAATATTGCCCTCCATCAAACCCTTCTTCACCATCTATCAACGGATACTCATCATATTGTGTAAAGTCGTGTACATATAATACTTCTTCACCACATTCGGAACATAGAACTTCACCGTTAGTTGATTCATAGTATTCATCATTAAAGTCTATTAGTTTGCCACAACCAACACATTCCATCATATTTTTCATCTTAGACATTTTCTTCCTCCTTTCCTCATTTTGAATCACGAAATATCAGTACAGCAAAAGTATAGTCACTAAAAAATCTTTGGTGTAAATCGCGCAATTCTTTAATAGGAGCTATATATCTTACAATACTACTTTTATCTCGATGATGTTGTAATATCTTAATATCATGTGCTAAACAATAATCGTTTATTTCTTTATCATAGTAATTAGAATATATAGGATATTCATAATTTAACTCAGTGTTCTTGTTCATTTATTTTACCTCTTTCTAATTTATCCATTACATAATTTAACGCCTCTGCTAATAGACGGCTCTCCGCCTCAATAATATTTTCCATGTTATAATTCCTCCTATTTATTTTCTATATAAAGTTCACAAACATTATAACCAATGATTAAGAACGCATTCTTATCCCCCGACAAAATTCTTAGATGAGATAACCTCCTCTTACTAACACTATCTAGTTCTACTACTTTAATAAAAAGCCAATCTAAATCTACTTCTCTTTTTGGATAATATTTTCTAAGCTGTGACATGAATATCACCTTCTGCTCTACTGTTAAATCATCAATGTTGCCACTCTTAATAGTTTTCATACTAACCTCCTTAGTAACTTTCAAAATACATATCTAATTTATGTAGCAATGCATAATCCACCATTTCTTTTAAGCGTTCAGTGTTATATAACTTATAATCACTTGGCTGATTATTTATTTCTACATACTCTGCATAGAATTCTTCAATGTCTTCATGAGAAATACGACCACCGTCTTTATTCTCGCCAAACCATTTGTAATTGAAGAATTCCCATTTAGAATCATACTGTTTACCTAACTCTAAGTCTTTGTCATAAGGCTTGATGTTTGGTATTGTTGCATGTAATCTATAACCCATATTATTTGCCCTCCTTTACTTTTTATCGTTTTTGTCAATTATATTATCTTGTATTATTTCTTTTGCTTCATGGTTGTCTTGATGTATTATCTCAGCTTCATGAAAGTTTTGATATATTTCTTTCGCGATATGGGCTTCTTGATATATTTCAGTTGCATCATGGTCGTCTTGATATATCGTATTTGCTTGATGAGATTTTTGATAAATTATCTTTGCATTATGGTTACTTTGATATATTTCATTTGCATCATGGTCGCTTTGGTATATTTCAGTTGCATCATGGTGATTTTGAGCTATTTCATCAGCTTCATGAAAGTTTTGATATATTTCATCAGCTTTGTGAAAGTTTTGATATATTCCATTTGCTTCATGGTGACTTTGGTATATTTCTTTTGCTTTCATTCCACTTAATAAAACTATTTTATCGCCAAAATCCAACTTGTCTAAATCTACTATATCTTGCTCATTTGTAAAGTTTTCTATCAAAAATTCTACTAACTCTTTTTTATTCATTTTACTCATGGTCTTTTTCCTTTACTTTCTTAAATTTTTCTATACCAATTAGATTTACTTTTGGTATGTGTATGTAGTTGTTGGCTTTCAATATAGTGATATATACATCATTATTATTTCTACCATTACACGATTGTGGTAGTACCTCGGCTCTAGTACTTTCTTTTATTAGTTGGCCTACGTGAACTCCACCTTTTGTCCAAATTTTCACTTTTGTCATAAATATGACTCCTTTCTAATTTTCTAATCATCTTATTTGAGATTAGTAATCTCGAATAAAATAATTATCCAAGAATATGAAATTTTATATATTCTATATGAATGATATATCATCTCTTTTATTTTATCATATGATACCTTATGTGTCATATGCTATATGTGCTATGTATATGCATAGTATATATAATAAAATAAAAATATCATTACTTAGGGATATCCCCTTTCTCATTTTTTTTATATTCTTGGATAATTATTTTATTTAGACGACCATATATCAATTTCCATCATATTTTCTTGTAAAAGTGGCACTTTTATACTACTAACATCCTATGCATTGTTAAAACCACACAGCTTAGTGATATTAGTCATCAAAGCAAGATGTGATTATTACCTTTATATGAATATGTTATAACATATCTTAATAAGCATATAATCACATCATCAAAAACACACATTTTAGTGATATTAACCATCTTAATAAGCATCTTAGTGATATTGGTCATCAAAGCATATAACCACACATCATCTTAGTGATATTAACCACTAATACAAAATGTGATTATATTGTTAAAACCACACATCTTAGTGATATTAGTCATCAAAGCAAGATGTGACTATTACATTTATATGAATATGTTATAACATATCTTAATAAGCATATAATCACATCATCTATTTAGTAGCTTTAGCTTGTCGTCGTGGTGTTTGCACTCTTTGTATTTTGTTAAAACCACCCACTTCGATTTTGCGTCAGTAAGTTCATACCAAAACACGCAACGAAAAAGCACACAGTTTTTGTGTAATTATATTCACACTCATTGTATACTTTTTCATTGCAGAGAAAAGCTACTACTTGGTAGCTTTTTTGACATTTAGGTAGTTTTGAAGTTGTGCTACTAATTCGTCTTTTTCTTCTTCACTTAACTCATCTACATTAACATTTAAGTTAGGTTTTGGTACATATCTAGCTTTTGCTACTTCAATAATTGAGTCAATTTTACCTTGTAAAAGTGCTACTTCTTCAGCCTCTTGTGGCGTAAGTTCGTATTTTTTACTTTTTGCTACATTTCTACCTTTTGCAACTATTTCATTAATACCTTCATTAAGTCTTGACAAAGATACCCATTTTTGCCCATTTGCTTCGTCTAAGTCGCCAACCCAAACTACCTCGTTGTTAGGCCCTTTACTAGCTTGTGCGTTAATTTTAAGTTCTACTCCATTGTGAAAAACTTTAAGCCCTTTTCGTTCTAATACTAACATAATCTTTTCCTTTCTTTGAAGTTTTTTATTTACTAACTTCTTTCATTAATAGTATCTTGATATATATTAAAAAATAGCAACTGAGTGTATTATTAAATGAAGCGGTTAAATATTTCAAAGGAGCGTAGGACATATTTTCATATACAGCATGAATGACTATATGATATTATAACACCACATTATCAATAGATATTATAACACACATTATAAATACAGCATAAATGACACCACGTTATCAATATACAACTTGATATATATTACGCGCGCACATATCTTATTTATATATACGCGCGCGTGTGTAAAATTTTATAAAATATTTTTGACTCAAAACTAGCTTAGTAGTAACGAAGACTAATTTATTTTGAATATAATATAAAGAGAGGGACTAAAACCCCAAATACTATAGGAGGTAAATTACATGACTAAAGCTGAACGCGAAGAACGTGAATATAAAAGTTTATTTACAGATGAGAGATACGCTAAAAAAGCATGGAAGCAAATGATTGGTAAATCACTACAATCCGATGCCGCTGTTCTACCTGCATTCCACGACGTAAAAGGTAATGTTTCTCCTCAGTCTGAAATATATAACACTGCATATAATAATGTATTATTACGACTACAAGCTGAAGGTTTAGATCGATTACCAATGAAAGCAGAAGTTCTCGTTGAAGCAAATGTTATTAGAGCGGCTTTTGAGACACCAGTATTCAATACTTTATTAGAAAGAACTGCTGGAAAAGTTAAAGAAGAGATTAGTATTGGTGTTGGAGAGTATGAAGCACTATCTGACGAAGAGTTGGAGTTATTAGCGTTGCATAGAGAAACAAAAATGTTAAATAAAGGTCAAGACGATGATAACTCTTAATGAACTACAAAAAGAGTATGGTTATAAATTGTTAACACCTAAAGAGATATCGAATATACGAGAATATAAAGTTAACTGGGAAGGTTTAGAAGGTGAGATTATATTACGTAAGTGTATATCGAGTTATCCAGCATATTTGCAAGCAGTTAATTACGGATACATAATGACACCTTATCATTATAGTATGGCTGCTAATTTACAAAGAGAGTTTGAGCGTGGTCCGAATCCTAAACCAAAAAGGGAGAAGCTAGTAGATAGAACGAAACCATATGACCCTAGTAAACCAGACTTTAATAGAATGCCGTATGGACTAATACTTCTTAGCGCACCACCACAGACTGGTAAGTCGCTTACTATAACAGAGTCTTTTCAATCTTGGTGTTTAATTAAATATCCTAGACTGGGCATATTAACTTTGGGTTATGCCTCAGACTTTGCTGCTAGATTCGGTAGACGTAATAGAGATAAGTTTGAGGAGTATGCTCCAAAGTTTACTCATGGTAGAGTAAAACTGCATGATAAGATACAGAGTACCGGTGAATGGGAAACTATGATACTTGACAAAATATCTAAATTATTTAATAATACAAATGGTGGTATGTCCACTGCTGGGCTACGAGGTGTAGTTACAGGTAAAACAGGGAATGTTGTTGTTATAGATGACCCTATAAAAAACATGCAAGATGCTATGTCGGAGGTTATGATTGAGGGTAATATAGAAGCCTATCAATCTACAGTTGAGACAAGACTATTAGGAAATCCAGGTAGTCTTTGTATTGTTATGGCGACTAGATGGGTACCAAAAGATTTAATAGGATGGTTGAGAAGACATAGAAAAGACTTTATTGTCGGAGATTATAATTATGCGGCTCTTACTACTGAAGATAATGTATTATCGGACCCTTTGAAAAGAGAGGTCGGTCAAGGTATCTGTCCAGAGATGGGTAAGGACGAGCACTGGGCAAATGTTATTAGAGAGTCTTACTTAGCTTCTGAAGGTGCCCATGTCTATAATGCTTTATTTCAAGGTTCACCATCTAATGAAGCGGGTAATTTATTTAGATCCGACGACTGGGGAGAATATGAGATATCACAACATTGGCATACTGATGAACAGATTGCTAAATTTGACAGAATATATTTGTCAATAGATGCTACTTTCAAAGATGTCCAAACTTCTGACTTTGTTGGTATGGAAGTAACTGGTATAAAACAAGGCAATTCTTATTTGCGATATCTTGTAAGGAAACAGATGGACTTACCAGACACAATTGACAAAATACTTTATCTTTGTAAAAAATTTCCTGAGATAGAAGTTATTTATATAGAAGACAAAGCTAATGGACCAGGTATAACACAAGTACTTAAAAAATGGCGTCGTAAATTAGGTATACCAGAGTATGACTTTCCTTCAGTGGTTCCAGTAGAACCAGAAGGTGGTAAATATTCAAGAGCTCAAACGGCGTCGGTTTATCAAAGAGATGGACGTTGTTATATACCAGTAGAAAAAGATGCTCATTTACTATCTAGCGAAGAAGACTTTGTTTGGGAAGAAAAAGGACTAAGTTATACAAATGCTTATAAACAAGAGTTAGGGACTTTTCCGTTTGCTGCGAATGACGACTTAGTTGACTCATTTAGCCAAGGTATTAAAAAGAATATTGGTTTGTTAAGCGGTGAAGAAAAAGCTGAGAAAAAGGTAATAAGATTTTCGCGATATTCTAATTGGTGGCCAGAGATGTGGCAAGACTACAAAGGACTGAAAACTCAACGTGACAAAGATGAATTTATTAGAAGACACGGTGCACCAACTGAATGGAAACCTAAAGAAGAAGGAGGCACATATGGTGTTATTATATAAAAGGAGGTTAGATAGATGAGGACTAACCAAAAAGATAAATTACCTAAACCTAGTATAAAAGACTCACGAGTATTAATGTACCTCGGTGTTATTGATGAGCAAGCTATTTACCAAAATACTGAATCTGAGTCGGAATTAGCACAACTATGGAATGCGGTGTATAAGGCTGCAGTAGCTGAGTATGAGAGCACTAGAGTAAATAGTAAAAATGTTGCTAAATGGCGCAGAGCTTATATGGGTGACTTTAATAAGTTAGACGAGCACGGCGAAGAGACAGATGAAAAATTAAAAGCTCTTAGAAAAATGGCGTATGAATTAGTAGAGCAAAAAGTAAATGCTAGAATACCTGCTCCGAAGATGTCACCTAGATATCATAGTGATTTAATACCGGTAGAAGCTACAGAAGCACTAATTAAACACGAGATGAACAGAATGTTGTCAGAAGAAGTCCAAGACGAATCGGAGCATAGTACACTAATTGATTCTACTAGTTGGTTTAAAGTATCATGGAACCCGTTTGATAATACACACGAAAGATCGGGTATGCCACTAGTTGAAGTATGTGCTATTGATACGGTTTTTCCACAACCTGGGATATCCGATTATAAGAAGTTAGAGTATATATTTCATAAAAGACAAATGACTTTGACTCAAGTAAATGACTTATTTGGTAGAATTGTGAAACCATTAAAAGGTGACTTAATAAATGTTGTAGAGTGTTATTATTTGAATGAGGATAGACACGTAGGACGATTTGTATGGGTACCAGACGATTTAACAGTATTAGCTAATGATCTTGAATGGGGAATGAGACGTAGACGAGAGTGCGCAGATTGTAATACAATTGTAAATACCGAGTCGGAGTGTCCAGTATGTGGTGGTAGTAATTTTCATTATGTTGGTGTTAAGGAGCATGTTCTTAAGGAAGACCTGGAGTATATCGAGAATCCGTATAGGTCTGGTGATGAGCAAGACAAGGCTAAAGACCAAATGTCGGCAAACCCAACGAAAACAATACCTAAGGGCACCGTAATACCTTATTATCTAATTAGACAATTACCATTTATACCGAAACGAACAATTAAGTTAACCGACGATATATACGGTATATCCGAGGTTCAATTACAGTTAGAACCACAAGACTTGGTAAATAAATTCTATAATAAAGCTGAGAGAAAATCGAGTATGTCTAAGGCTTATGTCACTAAATTGAAAGACACTAGAATTAATGATGAGGACTCAGAGATTGCATATATTGAAGTTGAGAGTGCTCAAGAAGGTCAAGCTATTCAAGTCAAGCAAATTGCTGCTGATATAACAGAAGAGCTTACAATGGCACAGACTTTATATGAGGTTACCAAAAGTACTGCTGGGGTAACTGATACAGATCAAGGTAAATATGACCCAACCGCTAGGTCGGGTAGAGCTAAGGAGATGCAGTTAGTAGCATCTGAACAAAGACAAGCTGCACCAACTACACAGCGAAACATAGCATACGCTGGGGTATATGAATTATTGTTTAAATATCTGTTGGCTTATAGTAATGAGGAGCGGTCTTTTATTAAGTTATTGCCAGACGGTACAAAACGCCAAGAAGTATGGTCGCGTTATATGTTTTTAGATAAAGATGAGAATGGTAAACTTTATTACAGAGACGACTTTGCTTGGAGTGTAGATGAAGCTAGCGCTATTACAGAAGACAGAGCAAGTATGTGGCAAATAATTGATCAAGACTTTATTAATGGCACTTTGGGCAGTGAGATTGACCCAATACGAGCATTAAGAATGTACTGGCATATGAAAGACCAATATGGTTATCCAACTGCTAAATTTGCATTAGCATTCTTAGAAGAAGCGGTAGAGCATTTACCAGCTCAAATAGAGCAAGCTCTAGTTAATAACCCAGAAGCAGTAGAGTTGGCTTTAAGTTATATAGCCGATATGCAATCTGGTAAGGGTGTTTTACCACAAAACACTAATAACAGCTCGGAACCTAGTAATAATAGTCACGGCGGTGCAAGAGATAATGTAGGTAAACCTAGTAATCAACAAACTCACGATCAACAACAACAAAGAACAAATGAAAAGAATAAAGTAAAACAGGAGGTAATGGATGATAAAGCTAGGTGAAAAAATATATGGCGAATGTAATGATCCAGATACAGTTTTAGCTTCCGAAGAGTTAACTAATAAGTGGTTGGTTGGGGCTGGTAATAAAGGTATTAAATCTTTAAATTTACCGCCTAATTCGATACTTATTAGCAACGGTGATGGCACCATAGATTTCTTAGACTTCACAGATAAACCAGACACTGTTGTAACAATTAACTATCAAGGACAGCTAGAAATGATAAGCATTCATGTTTTAGATTTGTGATAAGAACAAAAGACAAAATCTATGGTGAAGTAAACAATGATAGGACAGTAATTAGTAAGTCTAAATTAAAACCTAATAAATATATTATTAACTCTAACGAACCGACGATGAGATATAGAATTGTCGAAGAAGCTAACTTTGGTAGTAAAAAATTGTTATATACAAAAAAGAATACTAAAGGTGAAGTTGAAGTTAAGACATTAGATTATAATGTACCTAATATGTATGTTGGCACAGATAGTGAAGGTAATCTAAAAATGAGAACAGTTATTATGGTTGACACCGAAGCACCGAAAGGTAGAGAATTGGTGAGAGAATACAAAGGTAATATTATACCGAGTCAACCTATTAATGTTGTCAGTCATGTTATCGAAGAACCTGGGTGGTATGAAATTGAGGTTAGTGGTGCTGGTGGCGGTGGTGGCGGTAGTGTATTACATAATCAGTATGAAACTTATAATGCTAAAGGTAGTAATGGCGGTGCCGGGGGTTATTATAAACAATTAATTAGACTGACTAAGCCTAATACTGTGATATTAATTCAACCAGGTAATTCTGGTGGTGGAGCAGAAGGATATAAAATAAGTACTATGGGTGCTCTTATACATTTTGACGGTAGAACCAACGGTGGTGATGGTGGTCGTAATACAGTATTTACTAATTACAATATTAAAGGTAATAACGGCGAAGACGTCCAACGCGGTATACAAGCACCACCTTATTCTAAATACAAATTAAAAGGTGGTGTAGGTACACACGGTGGTCCGGATGGCGGTTATTCGTCAATAGAAACTGGCAACTTTAATGCTGGTCCAGGTGGTGGCGGCGGAGGAGGAGTTGGTCCGTATGGCGGTGCCGGCGGTAGTTGTAATAGTGTGGCATTGTATGGTCATGAATTTCATGGTGCAGGCGGTGCCGGTGGTGCCGGTGGTAGTTTTGGAATTGGTGGTAACGGCGGACGTCGAGATTCGCGCGATAGATATGGTGGTTATGGTTATGGTTATGGTGGAGCTGGTGGTGGATGCGGTTTTAACAGTACCGACTCAGTTAACTCTGTTAATGAAGATATATTAAAAGGTAGTCCTTACTCTGGAGCAGGCGGAGGTGGGGGCGGAGGAACAAGAGTTTACATAGCTTCGTTAAACTTAGAGATTTTAGCAGGTGGAGGCGGAGGTGGAGCCGGTGGTGCTTTGTCCTTTAAGTTAGGTCTTATAACTGATGGCGGTAATGGGATAACTAATATGTCTGATTTACCAAGTATTAAAGCTGCTAAAGGTGGAAGTGGTGGTCAAGCTGTGTTAGACACTACTATAAAAAAGGGTTTTAATGTAGACATGAGTGGTAAAAATGGTGAACCCGGATATGTGAGGATATATAAATGTATATAAAGAAATTGATTTATAGCTTAGACAAATACGAGTCAAATATAAAATATTATAAAAAAGTAGAGACACCAATTTTATTATTAAATACTTCACAACGAGATACTTTTTATTTTTATTTCGGTATTCCTGGTAAGTACTCTAGTTGGAGTAGTTATATTTATACTGACTTAATTAGATGGTTAAGTGAGTATGGTGTAACTGCTAAAATACAGAATAATTGTTTTATGGTTCATTCTAGAATATTAATAGAAAGCAAAGAGATTAGTTCACGGGAGTATAGTAATACTAGATTAACACTACAGTATTTTGATGAGTATGGTATATCTAAAAATGAATTAATCGACAGAGTAGATCAAGCTACTGAACGATATGTAGCACTTATATTGGGGGTGAAATAATGTTAACATTTGGTAATGAAAGAATTATACAACAAGGTGAACCTTGGACATTAGATATTACTTTAAGTCAATCTTACCAAGAATATATACCATTCATAATTTCAAGTGAACGACATAACCCTAAGATACTAGTAAGCGTAGCATCTACTAAGTATGAGAAAATTGATAGATACGTGACATTCTGGTGGTTAGATATTAGTCGTATTCCTAAGTTTTATCAAACTGTACCAGACACCACGACATTTGGAGAAGTAGCTTCCAATGTGCCAATAAGTCTACCAGTTGGAGATCGACCTTTTGAAAAATTATATCAATATACAAAAGTTGAGGATGAGATAGACGAGACCTTAGGTCATAAACCATACTATTACGTTTACTTTGATAATACTAATAATCCGCATTTTGATTATAAATGTGATATTATATTACATATTAAGGGAGAAGAAACTAATAATTGGAACAGCCAAAATTATGTTTATCAAATAACTTTAGTTGACACAATATCTATGGACGATCATATACGAGATGCAAGAACACAGTACTCTGAATTAAATTGGCCAATAACTGAAGATATTGAAATATTATACGATTTTATTAAATTAAATATACCCAACTGGTTCCAAGAAGAGATTGACAAAAATTTAAAGATAGGTAAGGCAAGTAACCCGCAGGTAATACTAGCTCCTACTAAATTACAAGTCAATACAAATATAATAATATAGGAGGTGTAATATGGCAATAAATAATATGCAGCAAGTGGTTGTTCCACAAAAACCAAAAGTAATAGCTAACGAACGTATTTTCGTGTATATGCCAGATGCATCCAAAGATAGTAAAGGTATAGCAATATATGATGAACGCGATTTTAATGTATCAAATGGTAAAGTATCACTTAAATGGCCAATAAAAACTTTAATAGAAGACTTGGCAGATCCAGTAAATAGACCATCATTAACTAAAGTATTACCAGACGAATTTATTAAAACTAATACTATCGTAAAATTAATCAATCCATATACCTTGGATGAGTATGAGAGCACTACTGCTGAGATTAAATTAAATAGAGAGCACAGAGACCCATTCTTAAAACCAGACTTAGTTATGTTGGACGATAATGACTTTATTAGACTAGAAACTTTAATTGATGATAAAGTATATTATAAGTATAAGATGAAGGTCAATAATCCATTAGAACAACCATCTTTAATTAGATTAAACCCAGCTGAGTTTAAGGTGGTAGATGGCAAAACTTCTATAGAATGGCCAAAGGCTAATTATAATAGTTACGGTGTAGTTAAGATAGGTGCAAATTCGAAACTAAAGTTAGATAAGGACCATAATTTAGTAGTTACTGGATTTGAAAATGTAGAGAACCGATTATTCTCCAGTAGAAGGTATGATGAGTTCGGACCGGAAATGAAAAATTATTTTGAGTCTAGATTTAGTGCGATTGATACAAGTATAGGTTCATTAAAGTCGTTTCTAGGTATCTATAATACAATAACTGAAGCTGAGAACTTATATAGTCCTAATAGTACATTGATCGGTTCATCAGTATATATTTTAGAAACTGATAGTTATTGGACAGTTCGAGATAATAATGGTTGGGAGTGGTTCGATACTGAAATACAATATCTACAAGACATAAATCATGTTGACACCACTAAATATATTCACAATTGGAAAAATAGTTTAACTGAGTTTATACAAGATACCGATTCGAACGAAATATATTGGGCTGGTACTAAGGCTGAATTTGAGCGATTAGATATAGACAATCTTCCAAATAATGTACTGTTGGTTATCGAAGATGAAGAGACGGTTGTATCAGAATTCTATGTAACTGAAAGCCGAATGAAACAAGCTGGTTTTGATGTCGCATCAAATAATATATTAGTAACTACCGAAAATTTTGATAGTAGCATATTAGGTAAGTCTGTAACATTAGTGCCTGAAGGCAATACCATGAAATTAAGACCCCTAATATATAGTCCAAATAAGATAATGATTAGTGATGAGTTTGGAGTATTAAGTACAGCCGATATTAATATAGACAATATTATTAAAAAGAACACTAGTTTAGCGAATAATAAATTGGTTGTTGGTGATATCGGAGATAGTATTAAAAGTTTTGAGACGGGAATTATCCCAAACTTACCGCTGACTAGTGATGGTATTGGTGGTGTCAAAGTTCATATCATGACGCCGAACCGATTAGTAAAAACTGGTAGCAACGGTGAATTATTGTCAAGTACTTTTAGAGATACCAATATAATTAAATCTGGCAATTCGGCAAATGAAGTACTTCTTAGTCCAAATCAATTATTGTTAAGTGGACTAGATAATACAATAACTACTTGGGATGGCACTGTGTATGAAGGGGCTATTATAGTATCAGACGGTTTGGGCAAGATCAAAGCTAGACAACATAACGCACCAAATAGATTATTTGTTACCGGTAATAATGGACAATTAACAGAAATTGGTTCTGGAGATCCAGGTCAACTATTAGCTTCTGGTGGAACTTTAAATCTTCCCGGTTGGGTAGATCCACCTGAGCAATCTAATATAACTTTACAAGCAGTTAGAACTACTAATCCAACACTAAATGAAGCACTTAGTTATGTTGGAGGATTGATGGCAGTAGTCTTAGATAGCGAGCCTAGTGAGTTAAGAGATAATTGTATTTATTATATAGGGTAGGTGAGGACTATGGAGTCAGGCAGATACATAAAGGTTAAAAATAAACTAGTAGCTGAAGAAAATCATCCAAATACTTGTACTGCCTTGTCTACTTTATCTAATAACGGTGTTCTAATAACCGGTTATAATAATGAACTATCAAAATTAATAGCAACTACTAAATGTTTATTGTTAACTGATAAAAATGGTGACGTTTTAGTTTTAGAAATACCAGAAGGTCCGAATGTTATAAACAGGGTATTAAGTACTAATAGACGAGGTGAACTATACTGGAAAGAAGTAGATCGGATTATTGCAAAATTGGTAACTAAAGATTTAGTTAATAAACTTAGTATTTCGGGTAAATTAAACTACGATATAATACAGTTAAATTTTGTTCAAATCGGACTATTAGATGGTGAATTAGATCTTGGCGGTGAGTTAAACTATGAAGCAAGACCACTGGATTATAAAGTATTATCTAAACTTAGTGGTGAATTAGAACTTAGTGGTGAATTGGACTATCTTACTATTAAAACAGTTGGTAAAGATATTATTGGAATGCTACAAATAGAAGGTAAATTAGACTATCTCACTATTAAAACAGTTGGTAAAGATATTATCGGAATGCTACAAATAGAAGGTGAATTATATTATGAAGCAAGACCGCTAGATTATAAAGTATTATCTGAACTTGGTGGTGAATTAGAACTTAGTGGTGAATTAGACTATTCTATACGACAATTAGGCTTTTT